CAGACGCAGCCCTCGCCGCAGACGCAGACGCAGCCGCAGACGCATACGCATACGCAGCCGCAGACGCAGCCGCAGCTAGAAATAAGTTCTGGATTGCAGTCGACCCGTGCAAATGCCTTGCCGATATGATTGCGGTGTCAGCATGACCGCGCCGCAGGATGAGTGGGGCCCGTGGCAGTACCATGACGGCAAGGGATGCCCGTGTGTGGGGAAGTATGCTGAGGTAGAGCATGAATGGCACAATGGCAGCACAGATACGCTGATGATCCCCTGCGTAAAAGGCGAGTGCGGATGGAACGGTAGAGACGATGAGTGGAATGTCATCCGCTACCGCATCAAGAAGCCCCGCGCGCTTCTCGACCTGATCCAGCTTATAGCCGATCTTCCCGCTCCCATCAAAACAGATGGGGTGATAGCGTGAAAACTCTCACCTACAAAATCCGCCAGCAAGACGGCACGTTTCAGGAAATGACCTGCCCTGATACCACATCCAATCGCCTGTTTGTCGAATGGGTCCGCATCCATGATGGGGCATTGCCGGGGATGAAAGCCAAATGAACATCCCCATCTCCCACTACCGCAGCGCCCCATCATCCCCGCGTGTTGCGATGACCCACGCAGACGCCAAGCCGCCCGCATACATGGCCCGCCTGCAACAGCACATCGCCATGGGCCGCACGCCCGCCGAGGCTATGCGCATCATCGAAGCCGCAGACGGGCACACCGGACGCCTGCCCGTCACCATGGCGCCAGGCAATAACGGCGGACGCGGCAAGGCACGCCCAAAGCATGACACACCGCTGACAACCCGATGCCTTGCGCACGTTACCCACGAATGGCAATCCATCACCGACGCCATGGCAGACGCAATCGGATCCAGCCGCGAGAACATCGCCGCAGCTCTGCGGGACTTACGCGATATGGGCCGTGTCGAGCATATGCGCGGATCGGGCAACGCGCGGGCTATGTGGAGGGTCAAGGCGTGAAGGCAATCGTCGCGGAATATCGCAAGGCCGCAGCAGACGGCTTGACACAGGCAGAGGCCGCAACTCGCCTTGGAAAAGATAGATCAACTGTGCATCGCGTTGCATTGAAGAACGGAATTACCTTTGCAAGGGGCATCATTGGTCGGCCCGCAGATTATGGCGTTGTTGAGGTGCAAGGCCGAACCTATAGCAGCGTCAAGGATGCGGCAGATGCAGAAGACGTTGCGCCATCTGCGATATACACGCATCTCCGCAATGGAACACCAGATCGCATTGGGTTGCGAAAGTGGCGGCGGAAATGACCCAAGCCGCAGCAACCGAGGGCGTGACAACCCAATGAGTGATGTGATATTGTAACGACCATGCCAATCAAGTGGACAGATGAGCAAAAGGCCAAAGCCTGCGAGGAAATACTTGCGCGGGTTCGTGGTGGAATGTCACTGAGCAAGGCTTGCATTGGTGACGATTGGATACCGCCGCGCAAGACATTTGAGCTGTGGTGCGATCAGGACGAAGGACTAGCTGCCGACTATGCGCACGCGCGCGAGGCTAGAGCAGATGCCATTTTTGAGGAATGTCTTGAGATTTCCGACCGCCAAGGCGCGGACGTTGTGACTGTGGACGGCGTTGATGTGATTGACCACAACGTGATCGCCCGCAACAAGCTGATGATCGACACGCGGCGCTGGATGCTCGGCAAGATGCAGCCGAAGAAATACGGAGATAAACTGGCGGTGTCAGGCGACTCAGATAACCCCCTTGCCATCACAGTAATCGAGCGTGTCATTGTCAAAGCTACAGATCAAAACTCCTGAATGGTTTGAGCCATTCCTGAAGCCTGCCCGGTACAAGGGCGCGGCGGGAGGGCGCGGGTCTGGCAAGTCTCATGCAATAGCTGAGTACATCATCGAGTCGTGCATCATCAAGCGAACAGATGTTGTTTGCTTGCGTGAGGTCCAGAAATCGTTGCAGCAATCGGTCAAGAAGCTGCTGGAGGGCAAGATTGAAGATCTTCATGTAGGGCATCTGTTTGAGGTCTTGCATGATCGCATTCGTGGGCGGAACGGCAGCATCATTATCTTTCAGGGCTTGGCCAACCACACAGCCGAAAGCATTAAGTCGCTTGAAGGGTTCGATCTGGCATGGTTTGAGGAAGCCCAATCTTGCAGCCAGCGCAGCCTTGATCTTTTGAGGCCAACAATCCGCAAGGAAAATTCAGAACTGATCTTCACTTGGAACCCAAGGTTTGAGACTGACCCGGTTGAACAACTTTTGCGAGGACCATCTGCACCACCGGGAACCGTATTCGTTGAGGTAAACTATCGAGACAACCCGTGGTTTCCATCAGTCTTGCGCGATGAGATGGAATACGACAAAAAGCGCGACCCAGATAAATATGCGCATATCTGGCTTGGCAAGTATGTCCAGAACAGCGAAAGCCGTGTTTTCAAAAACTGGATTGTCGAGGAGTTTGAGGCTCCGCTTGACGCAATTCATAGGCTTGGGGCTGACTGGGGATTTGCCTCTGATCCATCCGTTTTGGTGAGGTGCCACATTGTCGGGCGCAAGCTATATGTGGATTATGAGGCATATCAGGTTGGCTGCGAGATTGTTGATACTCCCAGTTTGTTCCTGACGGTGCCGGATAGCGAACGCTGGCCAATGGTTGCAGACACTGCTCGCCCAGAAACCATAAGCCACATGCGAAAGAATGGTTTTCCGAAGATTATGGCCGCAGTAAAGGGGCCTAAATCCGTAGAGGATGGTATAGAGTGGATGAAGTCCTATGACATCATCGTTCACCCAAGATGCATCCATTTGATTGATGAATTGACCTTGTATAGCTATAAGAAAGACCCGCTCACGGAAAAGATTTTGCCTATATTGGCCGATAAGCATAACCACGTCATCGACGCGATGCGGTACGCGCTTGAGGGCGCGCGACGGGCGCAGAATGTCATCGAACCCGAACCTTTCATCATGCCCGCCCGCCAGAACCTCGGCGCGGGCCGCAGATTTTGAGCGTGGCTTGCTTTTTCACCGTTCCGCCGTATGATGGCGCAAACCGAATTGGGGCAATGAATGGCGCGTAAATCCAAATCAGAGCGCGAGGCGGACCTGCACGCCGAAGCCTTGCAACAATTCGAAGACAGCTACACCGCCACCAGATACGACCGCGAGCAGGCGCTTGCGTCTCGTCGGTTCGTCAACATCCGTGGCGCGCAATGGGATTGGGCGCAGGGCACGTTTGACAATAAAATGATGCTGGAAATCGACCATGTGTCTGGTGAAGTGATCCGCATTGCCAACGAATATCGCAAGAACCGCATTGCTGCTCAATTCATGCCAGCCGATGGCACAGAAGCCGATGATCTGGCCGATGCCTGCGCTGCACGATACCGGGCCGACACGCAGGATGCGCAGGGCAGAGAAGCGCGAGACACGGCGTTCTATGGCGCGCTTGAGGGCGGCTATGGCGGTATGCGGCTGCGGGCTGAGTATGAGGCCGATGAAGGCGGGTATCAGCGCATTTGCCTTGAGCCGATTAACGACGCGGAAAGCAGCCTGTTCTTCGACGCCAACGCCAAGCGTAAGGACAAGTCGGACGCTGATCACGCATTCCTGATCACGCCTTGGACCCGCCGCGCCTATGTGCGGAAGTACGGGGAGGATACGGCGTCATGGCCCTCTGAGTTGATGGGCCAGTATACCTTCCCTTGGTTTGGGGATGGCGTTGATCTGGTCTATGTTGCGGAATATTTCTTCAAGGAAGAGGGCAAAGAGACATTCCGCGTTTTTCGGGGCTTTGCTGATGAGGTTCAGGAGCATCTTGAGGATGATCTGACTGAGGAAAAGGTCGCGGAGTTGCTGGCGACGGGCTTTGTCGAGGAAGAACCCCGCACGGATGAATATGACCGGATCGTCAAATATGTGATGAACGGCGCTAAAATCCTGTCAGGGCCTGAAGTAGTGCCTGGGCGGAATATTCCGCTGGTGCCGCAGTATGGCTATCGGGCTGTGATTGATCACGTTGAGCGGTTTCGCGGCCATGTGCTTAAGCAGATGGATCCGCAAATCGTCTATAACCTGCAAGTGTCCAAGGTTGGCGAGACTGCCGCCGCATCCAGCATTGAGAAGCCGATTTTCACCAGTGAGCAGATCAAGGGCTGGGAAAATACTTGGCAGCGGGACAACATCGACAATAACGCATTTTTGGTGATCAATGCGATCAAGGATAGCCAAGGCCAGACAATGCCATCTGGCCCGATTGCGTTCACGAAGTCGCCAGATGTGCCGCCCGCTGTTGGCGCGCTGATCCAGCTGACCAAGCAGGATATTGCCGACCAGAATGGAAACCAGCAAAACACCGAGATGGTAAACCCGAACGTGTCCGGCGTGGCCTTGGAGTTGGCGCAGGGTAAGTCAGATATGCGATCTAGCGCGTTCATCGACGGTGCGGCTGATGCGGAAATGCGCCTTGCTGAAATCTGGCAGGGTATGGCGGCTGAAATCTATGTCGAGACGGGCC